TACGCGCCCCCTACTGCGGTGGTTGCCGCTGCGTTGACCTTGGCAAACTCTAACGACACCGTCCCCGTAATACACGCGGTGCTAGCGGCAAGATCTGCTGTCTCGTTGCCGAGAATCGTCCACTCCGTGTAGTCCTCGCAGTTCTCAATGATTCTGTAGCTCTTGGACATCTTGATGCTCCTTACTGGTTACTTTGGGCCAGAGCGCCCAAGGCCTTTACCATTTCATTACGCTTCGAGCCCTGCGTGGTTCCTGGCTTCGAAACACGAGTGTTCACAGTTTCGCTGCGCTTGAATGCCTGCGGGACGGGGATCATTCCCTGTTCGTCCTTCCCGGAGGGAGCGCCTTCCATGTCAATCCAGAGGCTTTCAATCGGGACGTTGGTCAGGCGCGCGATGGTCTCAAGGATCTCTGGTACGTTGGGGAGCTTGCCGAGTTGCATGAGCATCTGCGCGTTTGGCATCAGGTCTTCCATCAGGAACTTCCTGAGATGCGCTGCTTCCTCGGCCGGCGTGACATCGGTCAGCGAGTACGGGCGCACATCGAAGTTGTACTGCAGGAAATCGCCTTCGCGCACTTCGGGGTCAATGGTGATCGGGATGGTGTCGTCCAGCCCGGGGATCTTCTTGTCGCCTTGGTAGCTGCGAACCGGATCGGTCCACACGTACCATGCATGCTGGAAGATGACGGCCTTCATGGCTTCGCGGACTTCACGGCGCATGGCGTTGACCAGCGCGTTGGCCGATTCGTGCAGAAGCTGGTCCTGCCCAACGGTCTCGCTCATGGGCTGAGATCCGGCGAGTACGCTTAGGCTGCCACCGAGATCATCGAATTCGTTCTCTGCCCAGATTGAGAACTGTTGAATCACCGCGTCTGGTCCACCGAACTTGACGGACTGTACGGCCTGCGGATCGCTGATACCAACAAACTCTCCGTCATTCGCTTTGCGCACAGCGTCAGCATCTGCGGATGCGTGGCGCGGGTAGGTGTAAACTTCCTTCTGGCGATGGGCCTGTTTGGCCAGCTTGCGGACGCTGCTGTTCACCAAGCGGTGCAGGGGCTCAAGCGCGGGGACAGGCGCGGCGGGGAGTACTTCGCCATCAACCCAGTTGAAGCCAACAAGGCGATATGGTCCCGCGTAGCCTTCGGGGCCTTCCCACTGGAACGCAGCGATAGGAACCTCTTCGCCATCGAGGAAGGTGACCATGATGTTCTGCTTCGGCAGATAGATGTCCCAGCACCAAACGTCATCGTACAGGCGCTCGTTGTTTCCCTCGGTGACGCCACTGATCCTGTCGGTGGGGACCATGCGGCTCATCGCGCGGTCTTCGATGCCGGCGCGGTCTCTGTTCTCGCTCTTGCGCATCTCGTCAACCCAATAGCGCGGGCGCAGGTAGCGGTCACCGATGAAGTCCATGTTGAATCGGCTGCTGGCCTGCACATCCACCACGAGGTTGTTCGGCACGATGCTTTCGCTGAAGGCGCGGCCTATATCGTAAGTCTCGCCTTCGAACTCAAACTGATCCTCAAGGTCGCCCTCGGCGATGCCGGTCTTGAGGCAACCGACAGAGAACATTGCGTTCCACACCGCTCCTTGCATTGGGCCGCCGATGTTGATTTCAAGAAGGTGTCGATTCAAAGCGGCCTCAAGGTTGTCGGCAAAGCCCATGAGTTCTTCGAAGCGCGTGGTGATATCCACCTGCGGCGTCCCGGAAGCAAGCAACCGCATGTAGATGGTGACCATCTTGCGGATGAGGTTGATGATGACTTCCTTCGGCTTCTCGCCGCCAAGGCCGTCACTGCCTCCGTCAACGTAGCGCGCCAAAAACTGCTGGGCTCCGCTGAAGTGATTCTTGCGGAACGTATCCATGTTGTTGTATGCGCGGCGAACGCGGTCCATGACCCTGTTGGGAATCTCAACGCCCTCGAAGTCGATAGGCGTCCAGTCGCTGGCATTGAACTTCTTCGGGTTGCCAAAGACGCCTTTGAGGCCGCCCATGACTCCGCTGATCATATCGCCAAACTTGCCCATCTATGTCCTCACCATTCCACGCTAGAACTGCTCTGAAGTGCCTCTGCGTTTTTCCGCTGCGCCTGCCGCCACGCGAGAGATCCAGGGCGAACCTTCTGCTTGAGTGGTTGCGGTGCTGGGCGCTCTTCAAGAGCGATGCAAGCCACAACCTCGCTTACGAGAACGTCACCGTGCTGTTCGCCGCGGCCAGACGACTCGTTAGTTTCTTTTGAGGCAACGTGGTACGGGGCACCGGCTGAAGCGTCCGGGTACACATACTCCGTTGCCTGCAGGTAAGTTTCCTTTGACGGGGTGATGTAGTAGCCGCCGAACAGCGCCGTGCGGAATCTTTCAAAGGCAATGCTTTTGCAGTTGCCGCCGGCCGGCAGTCCAGGTCTACGCTCAACCTTGCTCCCCCGCTGGTCACGATGCCGGTAGTAGTACACCTGCATGCTCCCAAGGCTGAGAATCTTTGCACCGAAAGGAATACCCGGGCCACCCTGATCCCATGAGATGAACGGGACTCCGAGCGCCGTGACGAAAGCTTTGTAGATTGGTGCGACGACCTTCTCTGCGAACTCCTCGGGCAGGATGCCGTTGCTGAAGAACTCAAAGACTTTGCGGCGTGAGCTATCGTCTACCACCGTGATAGCGGTATCCGAAGAGCCTGTGCCTGTTCCGATGTCGCAACCCATCGTGTACGTTGTCGTCTGCGGGGCACTGCCGCCGAGGATGTCTACCCATGCCTTGCAGCGATTCTCGCGCGCATCGCCATCAATGATATCAACGGGAATGATGTCGGCGAGTTCGCCCTGCCACACAGGGTCCACAGCGTGACGTTCGCGCACTTTGGTAAGCTTGTGGATCTGGAAGTACGGTGAGCCTGTGCCGTGATAGGAGATCTGCAGTTCCTGCGAGATGTCCTTGGGGTTCGTGCCGTAACGCTTGCACCGCTGATCAAACCACGGAGACCGTTTCCATTGCCACGCGGTGCCAGGGTCGGCGCAAGTAGGTTCGTGCTGACAGACGTAATACTTCTCGCGTTCCTTGTGGTAGTCGTCGTGCCACTTCTGGTCCTTGATGTTGACGACACCGTCCTTGTATTCGTAGAGCCCCTTGGAGTACAGGGGATGAATCGACCAGTGGAAAGAGAACACCTTTACGAGGTTGTCCTTGCGCGCACGATAGAAGCTGTTGGCCGTGCCGTTAGGCGTGGACACCCGCAGCTGCACCAGTGTTGTCTCTGTGCATGCAGCGGTGATCTTGTCGCCATGTTCGGCGAAGGCCTCTTCGTCGCGGAGGACGCCCAAGTATCGCCCAGATCGTCCCGCGTTAGCGTTGGCTGATTCCCCTGTGATCGATGCGTTGTTGTACAAGTTGTAGATCAACAGGTGGCTGCGGCCGTGGTGCTGGTTGTGCATGCGGCCACGGACTCTGAAAGCATTCGGCATGTGTTCTTCGATGTAATCCAGCTTGGACATCAGTGCGCGCATGTCGCCGCGCTTGTCTACGTCATCCTCTTTCTTGGAGATCAGCAGGAACATCGAGCGCGGGTGGAAGCGCCAGAACCAGTCAATCGGCGCCAGTGCGGCCCATGTGACGCCCATCGTTCTGGACTTCTCTACGAGCATGTCATAGATCTCGTCGTCGAACTCAGTGGTCGCGGCCTTGCGGACGTTGTCCACGAAGGTCGATATCATGTCGTCCTGGTATTCATAGGTATTGAACGGCACGCAGTTGGGATGCTTGCGCGGCTCGTTGATCCAGATGAAGGTGTTAATGTGGAACAGCACGGAGCGCCGGCAGGCATTCTCAATGGCCTTGCGGCGCCTCTTGTCGTGCGTCTGCATTACCATGAAGTATCGCCAGAGCAGTTGCCCCTTGTGGGTTTTGGGTACATCTGAATAGCTCAGCTTGCTCAACTACAGATCTCCATGACCGCTGGGAGCTTTTCCGGATGCGCGCTTAGGTGCTTAACTACGTGGGTCAGTTCGCCGAACTCTGCCAGAATCTGGTCGTCCAAGCCGGTCAGGTCCAGCATCTCGTCGCGGCCCTCTTCGTCCATGGACCTCGGCGGCGGTAGCGTCCGGTCCAGCAACATCCGCAGGATCGACTGCTCTTTCTTGGCCTGCTGAAGCAAGCCAAGGGCTGCGATGTTGGGCGGACTGAGGTCTTTCTCTTCAACCGCCAAGTTGTTAACGG